CCGCAGACGAGGTCGCGTGATGGCGTCCCGCGACATGATCGGATCGAAGGTCGACGGGCTCGAGGAGTCCCGCCGTGCGCTGGAGAAGATCATCCGGGCCGAGCAGGCGGCGATCCCCGGTGCCCTCGAACTCATCGGGCAGCAGCTGACGACCGAAGTCAAACGTCGGACACCGGTCGCGACAGGGACGCTGCGCAGGTCGTACAACTGGGAGACCGGGACCGAAGGCCGCGACGCGTGGGTCGAGGTCGGATCGAACGTCGCCTACGCCGCCTATCAGGAGTTCAGTACGTCACGACAGGAGGGGACGCCGCACCTGCGGCCCGCCGTCGACGCCCTCCGGCCGCAGATCCGGGCGCTCCTCGCCGAGCACGTCGGCCGTGGCGGCGCCGGGGCGTTCCGCGGGATCGGCGGCGGACTCGCCGGGGTCGCACGTACCCTCGCAGGGCTGGCCCGAGGAGGAGCGACACTATGACGATGACCGCACCCCGTGACCTCCTCGCCGCCGTCGCCGTCCACGTCCAGACCGGCACCGGGATCAGGACTGTCGTCGACCGGGCACCCGTCGAGTGGCGCACCGACGGGGCCGCCTACGTCACGGTGACCCTCGTGACGCCTGTCGCACCCGACCTCGCCGGCGACGGCACGACCCTCGTCGACGCCGCCGCAGTGCAGGTGTCGCTGTGGGAGACCCGCGACGACGAGACCCCGGCCCGGACTGTGGCCCTCGCCGGCACGCTCGACGCCGTCGCGCTCGACGGCCGCCCGATGTACGGCCGAGTGTCGTCTGTGGTCCGGATCCCCGACCCGGACACCGACCTCATCCAACACGCCACGACGGTGCGTTACCCTCTGCCACGATGACCGACCAACCCGGGAGGTGGCATCCGTGATCACGATGCGGAACACCAGCGACACACGGCGCGACGTCCGCCGGGCGACGAAACGTTACATCGCCGACCCGGGCGAGACCGTGCAGGCATGGGCGGTCGACCGTGACGTCCTGACGTTCCACGGGTTCGCCGTCGTCCCTGACGACGGCGACGACCCGGACGGCCTCGACGACCTCACGTTCGCCGAACTCCGCGACATCGCCACCGACCGCGACCTGACCGGCCGCTCCACCCTCAACCGCGGCGAGCTCATCGCCGCTCTCCGCGACCCCGAGGAATAGCTCATGGACCGCTCCATCGTGTTCTCCGTTCACGACCTCAAGCTCTACCCGATCACCGACCCCGGTGACGCGTCGACCGACCCGACCTACGGCACCCCGGTCGACGTCCCCGGCGTGTCCGAAGTCACCCTCGAGCCGTCGATCTCCGAGGAGATGCTCCGCGGCGACGGCCGCATCATCGACTCCCGGTCGGTGCTCGACTCCCTCAGCCTGTCGTTCACCTACGGCAAGCTCGACCCGACCGTTCTCGCGGTCCTCGACGGCGGCACCGTGACGGCCAACGCCGGAACGACCACGACCCGGTACGTCCGCAACGGGACCGACCTGATCCCGTCGTTCGGGTTCGCCGCGCTGGTGTCCGAGGTCGACAACCCGGGTGGTGCCGCAAAGATCTACGGCTACAACGCCAAGATCAACGGCGGCTCCCTGTTCGGCGCGTCCGACAACAGCTACAACGAGCCGTCGTTCGACGCGCAGGTCATCCCGCTGACCGTCGACCCCAACCCGCTGTTCGCCACCGACCTCGAGGACGTCGGCACTGGCCTCCCCGCCGACTCGGCCGCCCTGATCGCGACGTACGCCGCGCTGGTCTGACCGGCTTCCACACAGGTGCAGCCCCGGGGTCTAACCTCGGGGCTGTACCCGTCCACCACCGAGGAGACCTGCCATGTCCCGCCCCCCGTCGCCGTCCGGCAACCGGTCCGTCGTGTTCACCGGCGCCCCGTACACGTTCCCCGACCCCGTCGGGACCGTCCGCATCGCATACGACAACGACGCGCTCGAGTGGCTCGAGGAAGTACTCGAGCCCGAGCTGGACAAGCTCAACGACCGCATCGCCGCCGGCAAGGGTCCACGCGGCGACGACGGCGTCCGGATCATCTACGAGCTCGACTCGGTGTTCGACGCACTCGGTCACCTCTCGGCACGGCGGATGGCGCAGACCACGAACGTTCTCGTCGTCGCCGGGATCGCCCACAGGTATGACGGCGACGTCGACGCGCGCACAGCACAGGCACGTGCAGACGTCGGCGGCTGGCCCCCGGCACTGTGGCAGGACGAGGCGCTCGCGTCGGCGATCCAGCGGGCGCTCGCCTCTGCGTTCGGTGCCGCAGACGACACGCAGTCCCCTCCGGCGGCTCCGCTGCCACCGCCGACGGCGGACGCCGCAGGAGCCTCCGCATCCGATGGGACGACCTCCTCGCCCTCTGGACTGCACCCCTCGACGCAGGCGGTCTAGGGCAGCCCGCCGCGACGTTCGGGACGGTCACCCCCGGGCTGATCTACGTCCTCGCTGACGCGACCGGTCGCCTTGCTGCAGGTGGCGGGAAGCGCACCGGTAGGCTGTCCGACCTGACGGGCTACACCTCGGCGGCACCCGGCAAGGGACGTGGGGACGTCGTGGTCGAAGGTCCGTGGACCGGCTGAGGAGGCCACAGTGTCGAGCATCGACCTCCCGGTCATCAAGCAGCGGTTCACTGTCGACGGTTCTGCGCTCGACGGGATGAAGGGCAAACTTGGCGGTCTCGCGAAGACGCTCGGGAAGGGCATCGCGGCGGGCGCCGGGATTGCTGCGGCCGGTGTCGCCACGTTCGTCGCCGCCGGTGTGAAGGGTGCACTGTCAGTCGAGCGTGGCGTCCGCGAGGTCGTGACCCTGTTCGGTGAGACCGGCGCCGCTGCCGACGCGATGACTGCCGAGCTGACCGAAGGTGTCGCGGACCTGTCGAACGAGGTCGGGCTCGCGCAGGACGCGATCACGGGCGGCCTGTACTCGGCGATCTCCGCTGGCGTCCCGAAGGAGAACGCGTTCGAGTTCATGCGGGTCGCGTCGGAGGCGTCCATCGCAGGTGTGACGGACGTCGAGACGGCTGTCGACGGGCTGACCACGACCGTGAACGCGTTCGGTCTCGAGTCGTCCGACGCGCAGGCTGTCGCCGACTCGATGTTCGCCGCGGTGCAGGGAGGCAAGTGTGTCGTCGGTTCTACGCGGGTTCTGCTCGCCGACGGCCGGTACGAACGCATCGACGCCTTGCAGGACGGCGCAGATGTAGTGTCGTTCGATGGTCGCAACTTCGTGCCGATGCCAGCACAGTGGGTCGACCAAGGCGAGAAGGTGACCGTCCGGGTTCGCACCCAGTTGGGCCGCGAAATCGTCACCACGTGGAACCACCCGTACCTGTGCGAAGACGGGGTGTGGCGCAAGGTGTCGGAACTGTCGTCTGGCGACCGGATCGCGGTGCCCACGGCGCTGCCGTACTTCGGGGAGCGTCAGGTAGGCGAGGCGTGGGCGTCCCTGCTGGGCCTGTGGTTGGCCGAGGGTTCGTGCAAGACCTCCACACCAAGGCTCACAACGTCGCGGTACGGCGACGAGGTGACGGGCTGGGCTAAGGAGTTCGGTTGTGCCGCCAACAACCTTGAGCGGCGTGACGGTGCCGCCCCGCAGTATTCGTTGGCGGCCGGACCTCGCGGTGGACTCCACCGTACGAACCCGATCCAACAGCGGCTGCGAGACCTCGGGCTGTCCGAATGCGACTCAGGAACGAAGCACATCCCCGCCGAGGTATTCACATGGCAGCGTCGCGACGTCGCGACGCTGCTCCGGTGGATGTTCAACGGTGACGGTTGGCTCGTGTCACGCGCTCGCAACGGTGACTCTGGTTTCGAGGTTGGGTACGGGTCTAAATCTGAGCAGCTGGTACGCGACCTGTCGCACCTCCTGCTGCGCTTCGGGATCGTCGGGACCGTCCGCGACCGCGGCAACGGGTTCGTTTGGTCTGCCCGTCGTTACGCCGAGGTGCGCCGGTTCGTTGATCTCATCGGGATTGACCGGCCCGACGCGGGGTTGGTTGTCGAGCACACACCGAAGAGGCAGGTGGCGGCCCGCGGGATCGTCGAATACGACCCGATCGTCGCGATCGTCGAGGAAGGGGTCGAGCACGTCTACGACCTCATGGTCCCTGACTTGCACAACTTCGTCGCTAACGACATTGTCGCTCACAACACCACCTTCGAGGAGCTTTCGGCGTCGCTGTTCAATGTCGCTCCCGCTGCTGCTGGTCTCGGGATCCCGTTCGGCGACGTCAACGCCGCCCTCGCGACTCTGACCGCGTCGGGTACGCCCACGTCGGTCGCGACGACACAGATGCGGCAGGCCCTCTCCGAGTTGGGCAAGGAAGGGTCGGTCGCGGCGACCAACTTCGAGGAGATATCGGGGACGACGTTCCCCGAGTTCATCGCGTCGGGCGGGACGCTCGAGGAGGCCCTCGTCCAGATGGGTGAGGCAGCCGGCGGGAACGCGACCGAGATGACAAACATGTTCGGGTCTGTCGAGGCTGGCGCTGCGGCCTCGCAGCTCGGTGTGACGAACGCTGCGAAGTTCGGCGAGGAGCTCGAGCGTCAGGCAGGGTCGGCCGGTGCGGCGACCGAAGCGTACGAGACGATGAACGAGGGGTCCGGCCGGGCCATCGACCAGCTCAAGGTCACGTTCCAGAACCTCGCGACCGAGGTCGGAACCGAGATGCTGCCGACCATCAAGATCGCAGCGGAGTGGCTCGGGCAGCGGCTCCCCGGGTTCGTCGCCGACGCCCGTGACG